CACAGATGACCCATTTCCTCAACCGACTCATCGACCTCCACAAAAGTGCAGGTGGTAGACGTCATGTTAAGATGGTTAATGGTTTAATTCTACTCTTAGAAAAGTCTGCAATTATCATGCGACTTTCTAAAATCAAGCCGACAGAATCTTCCCGAAGGAAGAAACTGAGAGCTAGATTTATCGAAAGAAGCAACGATAAGAGTAAACAATTCCAAGAATTGAATTTAACCATTAATCAACAAAACGCGTTGAGAGGGTGGATTAAACAACGTCAACTTTTGAGCTCGATGTTATTGTCTATTGTGGCTGCTATAGATGTCGCCTATTCTCAATTGAGATCAGGTTGGCAAAGCAATATCCGAAGATGGCTAAGACTCCTAATTAGCGCTTCTATGAGCGGACATAAGAACCTCTTGAATCAGATCAAAAAGATAAAGGAAAGTCTTTCGACGATCCAGTTCCAAAGTGATCCAAAATCAAGAATGTTCATACGAACACTCATAGAGTCATTAATTAGATGCCTTAAACCAAATAAAGATATCATTATGGCACGACAAGCACTTTTCGCGACACATAGTCAATTTTCACATCAAGGAATTAGGAAACCCACCGAATTCGAGAAGTCGACATTACATCGAATGACACGAATGTTATTCAATAAATATCGAACCAATGAAAAAGGTGAGAATCAAATTTCACTAACAGAGGCGAGATATGATAATGTGTCTGCAACCATTCAACTGAGTAAATCCCATGGCGGAGCCTCGGCAGAACAAAAGCAGTACTATGATATGTTTCAACTCGACTATCTAAGAAAAGCAGCAGATGGTCTCAGGGACATCAGAGTTAAGATCGAAGAAATCCGACAGTTACGTACGGATATCGACGAACTTAACGATGATGCCATTGAGATGTCTATTGCCTACTCAGAAAGTGGAGAAGAAGAATATCAAAGACGTGCTAACGCTCTACAGAGACAAGCTAGGAATCTACAAAATTATGCAGATGAACTTGAAAAGGAACTACCTATTCGTTTTCAAAATGTCAACAGAACAGAACCAAGAGACTCAGTCCAAACGATGTTAACCGAAATTAACAAACAGATGGAAGAAGTAACTCAAAGAACCGTTCATACTGACACTAGAAAACGGATAAAACAGATCGTAATCAAGAACAATCCGTATAATCCAGAATGGTCGTATGAAAAGAACATGTACGTGATTAATATGTACTTGTTAGATAATGAGATTTCAAATCACGGATCAATTGTAGCGGAAATACATCCGACTTATACAAAAGGTCATAAGATAAGAAATGCCACTATCACAAACTCATACACGCTTTACGCATTAGACCCGCTTGGAAAACAAGCAACAGCAGTAATAAAAAGAATTCCCGAACTTCGAGATCTATTCAAGCAAGATTATCTCAGCGTAGCAAAACGTTTAACAAAGTTCTGGAGACGCACTAATAATCATCATAATATAATTACGAAGGATTATGTAGGCGCTTCAAATACAATGAATCACGAAATGCTCGAAGAAATAATCTACGCTATCGGAATAGAACTTGAATGGACGGAGCATCAAGTTAGAACTGCTCTCTATAGCATTCGACCTTTGATACAACCGATGACACGAGATTATGATGGAATTAATCTGAATTTCAAACCTTACTTTACAAGTAACGGATCTCAATTAGGATTCCCTCTATCATTCGTTTTATTATCAATCCTTAATCTATACACAAGATTGAGAACAATTAATGAGAACGGTCCTCGATTCTACCCTTGTTGTATTCACGGAGATGATACCATCACCATTGCAACGCCAAAAGAAGAATTGAAGATCAATCTCAAAGAAACAGCTGCCGGGTTCATCGTCCACAAAGGGAAGACCTTTCGGTCTAACCTAGGTGGCGAGTTCACCAGCAAGGGTTACTTTGTTCACAATCCATTAGTACAGAGAAAAGATCAAATAATAAAGCTTATTCATTCTTATAAAGTATCAGCTATAATAGGCTCGAACAAGACCATCGATACAGTTGATGCAACACCTTTCAGTATTGCACAACAGTATAATGAAATTATAAGAGGCGAAAATAACCGACACGTTAAAGAAACAATAAGACGCCGTATGATAGGAAGAATCGGTAATAGAAATCTATCACTTCTAAAGAAAAGAAAGATAAACCTATTAGGTCCACTACAATCAGGTGCCGTTGGCTTTAATTTCTTAGATATAAAAGAATTTAGATCTATAATATCAAAGTATAAGACAAGTCCTATACTTCGTTATTATAAATTTATAACTGCAATAGCAAAGGATCTTCTAGATTTAGAAGACGAAGGAATTATGACGACGATCCGACTCATCCGACAAATTCAAGTGCCTGTAGCGAATGTATCCAAGGATACATTACGTCTACAAAAG